TCAGCTAGACCAACAAATAATTGAGTTGAATTTTTAATTGTTTCCATTTTATTAAAATATTAAGTTAAAAAAAATCTTTGTTTTTATTATTATAGTCCTGTTGTAATTACATTATAAGTTACATAGCATCTTAGTACACCAGCAGCAGTTCCCGGTTGGGTAAGTGCTGTACCATATAGACTTATGGCTCCATTATCAGCGTGTACAAGTTCTGTAGCAGTTGATCCTAATCTCAACATTTTATCAGCAGCAGCTTCAAGTAAACTAGCACCTGTAATAGCACTTGTAACAGCTACCTGAGTACCAGTTACTCCTACTTGAATTACAGCATCGTCAGCACCACCTGTATAAGCATCAGTAGCGTAATCGTAAACTAAGAACGCAGATACAAATTCTAAAGTGTATCCTGCTCCGGGTGCAGCAACCAAGATTGCTCCGTCTGCATGACCTACATCACCAGCACTAGTACCAACGATTGTATCAGCAGTTAATGTTGTTAATACTGTCTTCTGCATCACGTTAGCCGTTGGGCTAATTCCGTCATCTATCAGTTGTATACCTTCGATAGTAACACCACCACCAGTTGCTTTTTCATTGACTGTATTTACAGTAAGTACTCCGTCAGAAGGATTTGCTGCATCCCAATCAGCTTTTAGTTCATTATAAAATTTTGCTCTTACAATGGCTCCATTAACGCCACCACCTAATTCTACAGCATGGTTTTGATCGGTAATTCTATTTGAGTTCATTTTAAATATTTTTAAGTTAAATTATTTTGTTTTTATACAGAACTAAGTTGAACTCCTTTTTCATCTTGTAATGCTTTATAAGCAAGTTTAACTGCTCTATCAACAATTTTTCTGTGTACTATTTCATTCAATTCGCAATCTATATCGGTTGTTACAACTACTCCATCTATAGTACCACCGTCTGCACTTCCTATTATAATAGGAACTGGTTTTCTATAATAATGTATTTGTACGCTCGTTAAAACCTGATTGTCTTCAACAACATATACCAGTGTAGGTGTCCATGTATCAGGAGTAGCTGATATATCAAGTTGTCCATAATCCATTCTCCAAACCAACTCGTGATCAGGTTTCTTATGAGGATTATTAATGTTCATATGATAATAATCATCATCAACTGGTTTTACTCTCACATTTGTAAACACCTGAGTAGTATAAAAATGACTACTGGTTGGTGTAAGAGTCGCACGTTCATTAAGAACTTTAAATGCACGAGTAGCTTGATCAGAAACAACATCGGGTAGAGGAACATACCAAGAGTTATCATATGCACCATCAATGTTTCCATCACCTTCAGTCATTGCAGCAGCAAGTACTACAGCACTAGTCTTCAATACATCAAGGAGCCTTTTATTCATTTCAGAATAAGAACTTGTGCCTTGTAATTCAAGTACTAATTCTTCTTGAGCTTTTGTCAAGAAGGTAGATTTCTCTTTCAGTTCGTAACCGGGATTGTCGAAGTTGGTTATCTTATCATAACCAACGTCGAACTCATATCCCATTTCTGTTGCTGTCATTATTTACCGTGTAGTTCTATCTGGTTTTTTAATGTCAAATATTCATCTTGATGCCTGTCATCCTTGAACCACTGAATTGCTTGGTGTAGACCAGTTCCTACTGGTATACCGTCAACAGTTTCAATCTTGTAGTTATCGGTCATCTTCAACGCTCCAATCTTCAAACCTCTATGAACTAGAAGTTTATAATCGTAGTTCTTAGAATCATCAACAACCTTTACAAATCCGTCAAGATCATTATCAATCACATCTTGGAGTTCAGAGTAATAAGTTTCCTTGTTCGAATCCGAACTTGGACGCTTACTCTTTCCATTCTCTAAGAAGTAGATTGTCAGGAAGTCAAACATGGCTTCTTCTGAACTATCAATCTTAGCGAGGTATCTATAGGCTTTCTTCATCTGATCAGCACGTTGAACCTTATCTTGGTTCTGCTGACCTTCGTGTACCAGTGCAACTCTATATGTTCCACTTTGTAATCTATCCTGCCAACTTGGTGATACCATACCACCATCAGGAGCAGTGTTAGACATTAGAACCTTGTACTGTAGATACTGTAAAGGATGATTTAAGTCAAGTGTCATTAGAACGGTCTTTTCTGTTACGATGTCATCGCTCTTTCTAATTGCCACTTTAAAATCTTCCCAATAGTTATCTTTCTTCTTATAAGGATTAAGATCACCTTGACCTAAGTCAAGACCTGCATCATTTTCAAAGTACGTCTGTTCCTCTTTTGTAAGAGGGTTTTTCAGTCTTCCTGTATTTTTATCAACTGGAACTTGTAATCCAAGAACTGTATGATCATACATGAAAGAACCTGAGTGTCCATCAGGAAGCCATTTCCCCGCTCGGAGAATTGGCTTCACATGGACTTTATTGTTAGGTAATGAAAACACCTCTGTTTCCGTTGCTGCTGGTTGGGCAGCGATCTTTTGTGTCTTTGCAGTCTTCTCATTACCTGCTTCAACAACTCCTTCTTCTTTTCCTTTAGCCATTTTCTTCTTTATTTAGTTATTAAAGTATAATTGGTTTATATGTTGCAGTCCTTGTAGGATCATAAACAATACTTCCACCTGTAAAGGCTCTGTGTTCTGTCCATGCATCTTTAGGATTACTCATTACTCGGTTTGCTTGTCCGATTGTGAAAGGATCACGAAGACCAGCCTCATAACCTCTAATATCACCAAACTTGGCAAGAGCTACTTTCTGAACGTTTGGTCTACCATCACTAGTACCCATGTTCATAATATCATACACGTATGATTCAGCTAGTCCTTGTTTTCCGGGGTAATAAATTTTGTTCCTTGCGAAATCGTCTTTCAGTGCATCGTGAACGATGTTAACTTTGACTCCGTTTGGTCCAATATACTCTAAGAATTGTCCTCTGAATCCCATTGAATTACCAGCACCACTAAAGATACGATGGTTATCCCTTGCAGGAGTATAGAGAGCAGTATAGTTCTCAAGAGCTTCGTGGAATTGATACATTCCCCACTCACCAGTAAGTACAGTTACTTCACGTTGTCCCATAACAATTTTACCAACTGATAGGTCCAGAAGCATTTCTGTAAACTTCTTGATGTCGAATGAGTTATATGTATTATAGTTGGCAGCTTCCATTTGTTGCTTGATACCAGCACCCATCTGGATTACTCTACCTGATTTACCTTTTTGCACGTATGTTCCTTCAGCAGTCTTGTTTGAAGTAGCATATACAAGCATGTGGTTAATCTCGTCTTGATACTGCATTTCCAGCTCATATGAACGATAGTCCATCCAAGTTGTCATCAGCTTCTTCGTCATTGGATCAATCCAAGAGAACTTAACTGGTCTTTCGATCATGTTACCCGGAATTGTGTCTTCCATACGAATCATAGTCATGGCGTTCATCATCTTATACGGGAACGTATAGTGAACT